GGTTTCTCCTTTTCAACAACCCGTGAGGGTAAATTGTTGTTATTCAATGTAATAATTAGTTAGTTATTTTGTAAAAACTTCTTTTGAAGTTTACGAATAGCTTCTTTTTCAATCTGCGAGATTCTAACGTGAGAAATATCTAATCTTTTTGCTACTTCTTGAAGGGTCATCGACCCATTATTTTTGATTGCCACGTGAATACAATTTAAATCTTCCTTAAAGTCTATCCATTTACGGCACTGTTTTTGTTTGCATGTCGTGTTTTCCTCAAGACACTTGCTTGCACATAATTCCATAAGCTCATTCACCTCCGCTATTTTTTTCATTATTTGCAATTAAATCAAATATATCTTCTATCTCTTCTTGATTTAATCCGAATCGATTTATTATCTCTTGTTCTTTTTTTCTAAGTTTTTTTGCTTTCTTCAGCCTAAATTTTCTGGCCAGCATGCTCTTCTCTTTCACTTTGTTTATGAAGGGCATCAAGTCTTCATCTTCTTCTAGATATGCCTTGATGTATTCATTAAAGAAAAAGAACTTTGTCACATCATCAAAATTTAATTTGATAATCAAGTTTACATCTAATTTTTCTAAAGACGGAAACATTATATATTTACCGCCCTCTGGGACTTTATTTTTCATCTAGACAATATATGTGTTTTACTTTCGTTAAGTCCAGCTGGAGTTTGAGAAACAAACTTAGCTTTCGCCTGAAGCTGCTCGATTGTCCTTGCACCAGAGTAAGACAGTCCAGACTTTATGCCCTTGCGAAGACTTTTTAATATATCTTCTGCTGGACCTTTGTAGTCCACGTGGGTGCTTATGCCCTCTTCTGAGGAAGTTCTCCCTCTCCAGTCCATTTGCGCATCTGCGCTGGCCATTCCACGATATTTTTTTACAAATCCCTGTGTGGTTTTAATTTTTTCACCGGGTGTTTCATCCGTGCCAGATAAAAGGGAACCAATCATGACAAAATCTGCACCTGCAGCCAGAGCCTTAACAATGTCTCCACTTGATCTAATTCCTCCGTCTGCTATTATTCTTGCCCTCCTATCTGTCATTGCGCAGTCCATGATGGTTTGTAGGCCCGGGAGGCCATGGCCAGTCTGTACTCTGGTAGAGCAGATAGAACCTCCGCCGATGTTACACCGAACGCTGTCTGCGCCCCAGTCTGACAGGTCATTGAAGCCTTTAAGAGTGGCCACATTGCCTGCCATAATATGAATTTTTGAATCTAATTCAGATTTAAGCGTTTCAATCGCATCTTTAACCAAAGAGTGATGGCCATGTGCCACATCAATACAAATTATCTCTGCTCCATTGGCACAAAGCGTCTTAGCTCTCTCTAAAAAATCATCGGTTACACCGACTGCGGCGCCGACATAGGGTTTAATTTGATTTCCTAAAAGTAAGTTGTATGTTTCGTGGACCAGAAGGGCTTGTTCTTCAATAGTATTATATCTATGAATGACACCCAAACCACCACATTTAGACATTAAAGCTGCAATATCAGTTTCTGTTACAGTGTCCATCGGGGAGGAAATAATGGGCATCCCAAACCAATGATTGTCGTCCAACAAATTGCCTATGTATATGTCTTTTCTGCTTTTTATGTCTGAGTACTGCGGCAGCAACAGAACATCATCGTAAGTCAATGCTTTTTTAATTTCCATTCTGACCTTCTTCTATTTCTTCTATCAGTCTATCTAAATACCATCTGGCTTTTTTTAAATCCTGAAGGGATTTGCCTTTGTATGGGTGTCGGGTTACATATTTGATTATGTTGCTTTCAGGGTACCCCATTTCCCAAGACCTTATATATGAATATGTCTCGATTGCTTTATTTCCCTTCCAATTGACAGTGTAGTGTTTGGGGTGGTTAACTTTATCCTCCGTAGAGTCTAATTCATCTCGCGCCATTCTCCCTCCTCTAAAAATACATCTTGCTCATTTAAAATTTCATCTAACAGTTGCCACTCTTCTAGGTCCTCCACCTCGTCGTCAAAAACAACATATGTTTTATCCCACTCAAAGCCCTCTAAACCGTGAACACATCCCTCTCTGTCATATTGAAAGCGCAATAAGTTCTCTGGCACTAATCCAAATTTATTTTCAAATTCAGTACAGAACTCCTCTGGGTCTTTTTGTTCCTCCCAAAGCAGAAATTCATCTAATAACTTAAGCTCAGACGCGAGGTCCGTATCAATGGGAAAGCCTTTTTTCTGTACAATGTGATACTGCATTTTAGTCTCCTTTGTTTCTACGGGCAGTCAGCCCCTCTTTCATCTCAGTAACTAAATCTGTAGCGCGCTTCCAGCACTCAGGACAATATAGATTAACTTTTTCTTCTTGCTGGCGCACCACGACACTCCATGTCATTACCTGCTCCCGATTTAGTTTATCAAAACTTTTATTACATGTCAAGCATTCAGTGCCTAATTCTCCGAATAGAGCAACTTTTGTAGCCATTTCTTTTTCAGCTAACTTTTTTGACTTCTTTGCGTTTTTTCTACGTAGTTTTCTTTCTATGCTCATTTGACACTCAACTTTTCCAGCTGTTCGCCGGCAATCCAATTTAAGTCCACGCGACCTTTGACTCCATCAATTTCCCCATGGCCCGTGTATTGCCATACGTCCCACTCTTTCCAGCCTCTCAGCTTGTCCTCTGGACCAACAAGGCGCGTGTCTCTCACATAAGCTGCGTACCACACTGGATATGCCAATAGCTTCTTCAAAGAGGATTTGTCGGCCCTCATCAGGAAAAGTTGCCATGCCCAGCGTGCAGTATAAATCATCGGAGTACTGTTAGTCTCTTTGCCTACATAGTTTAACCAATTAAGACACCAATTAACATTATGATTGTCATCCGTTTTCATTCCAGCTTCGACATCTAAAACAGGAACTAAGTCACCGCTATAACATCCAACATTTTCAAGCTGTATAAGAAAATTATTTGCTTCTTTTTCCCAGTCGTTTGGGTCTCCAGAATATGTATCCGGCCTTCCAAAATGATATGCCCCCACTTTGAAATTGGCGTCTCGGGCAGTCTCAAACTTTTTTTCACGTCCGGGGTTCTGATGTGTGGTTCCCTCTGTGAGCTTAATCCAAGCTGTGGAGCAGCCTGCATTTTTCATTTTTTTAAAATCCACGGTTCCGTTCCAACTAGAGAGGTCCGTAGCTGCGGTAACATTGGTGCCCAGCGCTGTTAGCGTTTGCCTTCCAGCCAAGCCATCAACCGTCAATCCATTGTGCTTTTGATATTCTTTCACTGCTCGTTCTGTTTTGGGCCCAAATTTACCATCTGCAGCCGTTGGTAACTTATCCTGAAGTCTTTTGACTTCTTGGCCAGAGTCTCCTTTTTTTAGAGTGTATTTTAAACTCATTTGTTTTCTCCTCTGTAATCTTTGACGCCTTTCCCCTTCCAACGTGCGTTCCAGCCGCGAGTGTCATAGTGAACGAAACTGCGGTAGAGACCGACGCCGCCCTTTTTAATTTTTCCCTCTTTAATTAGGTCGATAATAATTTCTCTCATCTTTATGGGCTTAATGGTTTTTACAACAATATCGGCGGCCTTTGCTTTCATATGTTGAGATTTCCTAGCCCCTCCAATCTTTCTATTATATTTTGGAGAGCGATATCCAGATATGATATGCATCGGTGCACCAATATGATCCCGGATAATTTGTAAGTTTTCAACCAGTTCCTCTAAATTGTCCATGTACTCGTCCGGTACATGCGTGCCGTCGCGACACTTAAACTCACTTTTTTTAAAATTCTTGCTCATTTGGTTGCTCATTTACTTTCTCCTTCACCACATCCAGAATCAACATTAAAGCCATATACCCAATCAAATGATTGGTCGCCTATTCCGGCATGTGTTGTCTTTCTATTAAACACTATGTGCTTAATGTTGACTGGTGGTTTCTTAAATTTGTTCAAAAATCTTTTTGCGTGTCTATATGGCTTGTCCCACTTTCTTGTCAAAACAAGAAACTCGGTGTTTTCTATATAAGGTCGAAAACTTTTCCATGCAATATCTAACCAATGTCCATAAGAAGCATCCGAAAAAATAACTTTAACTGATGTTGCCCCTGCTTTATCATAAAGCCAATTTAGGCCGCCGGATCTGGATATTGACATAAGGGTGCTGCCGCCGGCGCTGTGGCCTAACAACACCGCGGTGCCGAGGGTGACAGTTTTGTTCCTGCGTGTACAGGCGCGCGCGGTGCAAGAGGCAAAATGAGAATTTATAATATTTTGCGACGACATTACAAAATCTGAGAACTCTTCTTCCCCTGTAAAAACACGGCCTTGGCGCGTTCTTGGTGTTGATGTATGTTTAGACCATGGCATCTCCGGAATTATAATTACATAATTTTTTTCAGGGGGAATGGACGTGGTATGTTCCAGCACTCTTGTTTTAAAATCCCTTTCTTTGAAACCCCCTAGGCCATGAAAGTAAAATATAATATCAATCGGCTCGTCTAGAGATGTGGTGTTCGGAATAAAAATAATGGTGTCGCGCGCTTTATTTTTATGTAGTCTATCCTTATACCCATTGCCCCTAACTGGCATAATGTATGTCGTTCCCTTTACAGAGGCGCCATTTTTCACCAATTGTTCGTAAACCTTGACCCACGTTTTTTTGGTAGGCTCGTAAGCTTCCGTGGCATGTACAGTAGTAAAAGCATGCGCACTAGCTGCAAATAAAAACTGTATGCTTAAAATCTGTATAATTCTTCTCATTATTTATCTCCTGTGGACCCAAACCCTCCACTGCCTCGTGCTGTGTTTTGTTCAAATGTTTCTCGTGCGACTTCTTCTATACCACAACAGCTTATTGGTATTAAAACAGCTTGTGCTATCTTGTCTCCCGGCTTTATGTACTGTGTTTTTAAACTGATGTTGTGAAGGTTTACAAATATTTCTCCAACATATCCATGATCAACGACACATGCGCCAACCAAAAGCTGCCGCTTGGAAGCAATTCCAGACTTATTTTTTATCTCCAGCATATATTCTGCTGGTACTTCTATCTTTAATCCTGTTGGTAGTACTGTGGATTCTCTCGTTTCGATTGGATATCCATTGCTACTAATGATTTCCTCTTTCAGTACATCGTCCGGACAAAAATACAAATCCATACCCGCATCTGTTGGGTAGGCCCTTGTGGGAAGCTTTGCGTTCTCTCTAATTCTTGCCACTTTAAGATTCATAATGTACCCCCTTAGCCTAGCAGCTTCCAATTTTTGACACCATACCGACTAGAGAATCCCCATTGTTCTTGGAAGTCCAGCTTGGCCATGTATGGTCTATTTAAATAGATCTTATCTTTCTCTGGATCAATTCCCCAGCATTTAATGTCAATCATCTCGGAATTTATATCAAGAGTCTTGACAATATAGTAATATCTCCCCTTCTGTGTTTTCTTTATGATTACCTCGCGAGGAATAAACCACGAAACCTGCAGATCCGGGTCATATTCAGACAACGGAGAAACACAGTGATACTCTAATCGTTTCTTAATATCATCTGACATGATTAACCCAAAAGGATATATACCACTTAAATTAATTTTGTTTTCAATAACTTCATCGCGTGTGAAGTCCTCAACGTCCTTGTGTTCGTCAATGAGCGCGTCGAGCTTCTTTCTGCTCTTTGGCCTGTTATCTACCACTGCTGACCAGAAATGCTTAAGATTGCTAAACCTTTCGTCGACCAAGTTATTTAGCGCCTCCGCTCTTACCAAAACATCAATTGCTTTCTTATTGAGCTTAGAATAGACAACCTCTTCGTTAAAGAGAAACTCTTCAAGAGTGTTAAATGGTCGATGTAAGAGTATTTGTTCAATTGCTTTTTCTCCTAATCCTTTTATGGATGTAAGCGGCTGGATGAGAGTTTTACTGTCTTTTGAGATTTCCCAAACCCTGCCTGATTTGTTGATGTGAATTGGCTCGATATCAAAACCAAAGGTCTTGGCAAGGTTGATGGCTTTTTCCTTTCTGGATTCAGGTTCTTTGTCTAAGAACGCGGCCATCCATTCTGCCGGATAATAGTTTAACAGCCAAGCACACTGATAAGAAATAACAGAATAGGAAACAGCATGAGACTTATTAAAACCATAGCCGCTGAAATACTCAAACTTTTGCCATAGCTTTTGTGCCTCTTTATCCGATATTCCTTTAGATACACAACCTTCGATGAATTTTCCGTGGATCTTTTTCTTCTTCTCATTTGTTTTCCCGGTCCCCTTCTTGGTCAGCAACTTACGAAGCAGATTGGCCTCGTCCAAACTAATGTCATTGCCAAGTTTATGTGCCAAAAGTGCAATTTGTTCCTGAAAAATTAAGAAGCCGTAAGTTTCTTTTGTTACTTCCTTGACAACCTCGTGTCCATATCGAATACCTTTGGCGTTGTTCCTTGTATCTACATAATCCTCGTGAACATTTGCAGCTAGTGGTCCCGGCCTAAAGATGGAGGTGATGGCTGCAATGTCAATAATATTCTTTGGTTTCACCCGTTTGCAAAAGTTCTGCGCACCTTTCTCTGTGAACTGAAAGATGCCGGCCCACTTGCCTTTGCCAAATATGTTTTCATAAACCTTTTTATCTTTCAAGTTTATCACATCTGGATGTAGATTTTTATCGTAGTACTCTTTAATCTGTTCGAAAGTTGGCTCTTCGACATTATGATGGCGTTTTAAAATGTGGTACACTGCACCTTCAATCATTTTCAGCGTTGAGAGACCCAAGATGTCGAACTTAATAAAGCCCATGGGTTCGAGCTGCCTGACGTGCTGACCTTCTCCCCATGGAGTCTGGGTGACTCCCCCACTATTAATCAGGGGCATTCTCTTGTCTAGGTCCTCTCCAATGACCACTCCGCCTGCATGCCTAGAGACAGACCGAACCTGACCCATCAAAGCCTCGACATGAGTTTTGATATTTGGGTATTTATTCAAAAAACTTTTTAAGCTGTGGCTGAATTCCATCACTTCTTCGAATGTGGGAGTATAAACACCAGCCTTGATGCCGTGAAAGCGCTTAGCCAGTGGGGTCGCCTCTGTCATCATCTTAGATGTGACTGCGTTTACCTCTGTAAACGGTACGTCGTAGAGCTTTGATATATCTTTTATGAGGGAGCGAAGCTGCAGCTTATTAAAGTTTGATATGGGCACAACAGTGTTAGAACCCCACTCCTCGATGAGCACTTCTTTAAGCTCCATTGGGTCACTTACATCGTAATCAATATCCGGGTAATCTTCTGCATCTTTCCTTAAAAATCGTGAGAAAAGCAAGTTGTACTTGATAGGATCAACTTGAGTGATTCCAAGGGCGTACGCCACAAGGCTGCCGGCGGCCGATCCTCGTCCCGCACCGGTTAATTGGACATCTGAAGCTTTGTCGGATATCGCTTTCATGGTTAGAAAATATCGACTGAACCCTCTGTCGCTGATTGTATAAAGCTCTTCCTTTATCCTGTTCATGTATTCTTTATCATCTTGAAATCCAAACTTGCGCATACCTTCTACGCATGCCGCCACGAGCGCATGGTCCGCGGTCATACCAGCTGGGACTACAAAGCTAGGCAGTCGAACTGTGTTGTCTGGCATGAAGGAATCAATGTGTTCATGGGCTATCTGGTGTGTCCTCTCAATACTTTCTCGAACCAAATCGTCGTCATAAGACACTCCCGCCTTTTCTGAGTAGAATTTATATGATTCCCACATCTGATCACCGTTCTTGGGATAGATCTCATAGCCAATCTCGTCAACGCCAGACGGTAGTTCAGTCGGCATCCAATCAGGAAACTTTCCTTTACCCAAAAACCCAAGTCTCTTGTACAGCTCACGGTCCTTCCAAGAATCTGGCGAAGGATAATGACTATCGGCTGTGGAAATTAAATTTATACCATTCTCCTTGCTCATCTGCACGATGTACCTATTCAGCTCATGTTGTTCCGGCGCATTATTCCACTGCAGCTCTCCGTACCAACGATCTCCAAATATTGAAACCATCTTCTCTGTTGTCTTTCTCATAGCGGCCAGAATGGCGTCCGGACCTTCTTCTCTATTGTCCCAATAATTTCCTGCATATACGCCGCCTAGGCAAGCGCTGGTAGCAATGACGCCTTCGCTGTGTTTCTCTAGCATTTTATAGTCCATACGAGGAAATCTATAAAAACTGTCGGACTGGAATGACTTGGAAACCATAGAAAAGATATTATTTAGTCCAGTTTGATTCTGAGCCAAAAGGATTAGGTGCCTTCTGCGATTCAGTATATTCTTGCTGACGGATTTCGTGCTCTCGTCTTCTATTGTTGTACCTGATTTGGATGTATCTATCTTTCTTTTTGCCTTTTTGTCTTGTCTGGCCTTTTCAAGCTCCTCTCTCCACTTTGCAATACTTGGAAGAAAATAAGCCTCTACCCCAAAGATAGGCTTAAAGTTTTTGCCTTGTTTTTGCATCTCTTGTGCATGCTGGATTTGATATGCTAGGCCGTTCATATTGCCATGGTCTGTCAACGCCAACGCATCATTGCCATTCTCAAAAGCAAAATCCATATGTTCTGCTGGATATCCTAAACCATCAAAAGGAGAGCCCACTCCGCTGTGTGCGTGTAACCCAACAAAAGGTATGCTACTCTTCTTCATTCAACTCTTCCCCTAATCTATTAAACTCGCTATATGATAATATAAAATCTTTTGGTTTGTCAAGTGAATTCTCCGATGAAATCCACTCCTTGTACCCTTCCCAGCTAGAAACATCATGATACCATGGCAGCTCAACATCCCAAAGATTTTCGTCATCAACATCACTGAAAACAAAGTCGTGAGTGAAAAAGCGCCCAGTGTATGCGTCCTTCCTTTTTATATAGTTCATATCTTTGTCACTTCCCCTCACCTCGCTATCTCTAAATTTTTTTCTAACCACCAAATAATCTTCTGAGCCGAAAGTGAATGGTAGGTACAGGCCGTCTTTATAGCTTTTCCCTTCATAAGATAAACAAAAAGATTGTTCACTTCTTATTTTCGTTCTATGACTGGCCATGTAATATGGAGTAAACATTCCATATGGGAAAGCAACAAAATATTTATCTGGTGTCGTCCACTTACTTATTTTTCTGCTGACCCTCCATGCATTATGCGCGCCGGTAATGATACTCCAAGAGAGGGAAGTGCGCCGGTCTATGTCTTTGGGGTGAGATGGTACGTAGTATATTGGTATTTCTTTCTTTGTGGGGTAATTTGCAAACTTGAAAGTTTTATAATAGATGTAAGGATCTATGATATAATCACCCAGTCGATGTCTAATAAGCGGCTGCATGTCTTTGGGGCAGACTAGCCATATTGTATCACAGCCGGCGATGGCACAATCAAGGACTGCTTTTTCGGCTGCTAAATAATTATGGCCGATGGCCATCAGACTATCGTGCCATGGAAAATTAAAATCCAATGGCTGCCCGTCAATGGGTACAACTCCAACCAAATTAAATCTTTTTTTGTTTACCGGGTTAACTTCCATGGATAAACTTTATTTTCTCCGAGTCATCATAAAAATCCATTTTTTTGTCGACCCTTCTTTCTAAGACCTCCAAAGAAATTTTGATTCTCTTGCCGCCGCTGTGAGAGCCTCGAAAGTTGTTTCTATTTAAAAGATCTTCACTCTTGAACTTGGCCATCGTATCTGAATAATTAAAGTCATACATTCTCTCTTCACTAAGCGTCGACACGGCATACAATTTTATTGGAGCAGTTTTATATTTTTTTTCGATGAAGAGCTTGGACACAAAATCATCGGTTGTTTCAATAACCTTGCTACCATCAGACACAAGAGACAAGGGCCTCATAATATCTACCACGTCATACATATTGCTTAATTTTATAGCAGCCGGAAGGCCAGATATGTTCTTATCACCAAAGACATACAGCGAATCGTATTCTGTTTTTCTCACGACGTTGCCCCGGCAAACAATAGTGATATCGTCCTCTGACACTCTCACATTTTTAACTGAGTCTCCGCCAAATATTTGACCCTTAAGCATCAACTTGGAATATATTAATCCCCATGCTTGTTTGATGTGTTCAGGTTCAAATATTCTTGGAAATTTCAAATCGCCAATTATTAATTTTGTATTATTTTGATCTGCGTGCTCTAGTGCGCGCAAAGAGCTTCCGTATGTAAAACTCTCATTCAAGTCAATACCTTATCTGCTATGATCATGGAAGCGCATGTAAAAAGCGAAAAGAATAAAAACATAATTTGAAATCCAAAGATAAGTGCCGGTACAAAGCCCAACAGTATCAATGCAATGTGGATTAAAGACAATTTATTCATTACTTCTCAATTACACCATATACGTGGTTTTCTAGAACCAAAAGAATCTCTTGGCCCTCTACATCGATCTTTTCTATCATACTGTTATTAACAACAATTTGCTTGTTAACATGACTAGAACTAATCTTTTCGCAATCTTTTGCCACGTCGACGACCTCATAGACTTCATAAGGCTTTAAACTAACCTTAAAAGACTCTGGTACCAACACTGTTGATTTTTTTTCGTCCGGTGCGGCACCTATCTTTCTTAGCAAGAGATGTCGGTTGCAGGGATTAAAATTCATTCTTGGCACCGAACTGCTTTTCAACGGCCTCAAACATGTCGTTCAAATCGTCCATATCGGCTCCTTTTTCATAAAGTCGATAAGCCTTAACAGCGGACCAAATTTCATCCTTAGACAGCCAACCTTGTTCAATATATTCGCTTCTAAGTTCCTTCTTTTGTTCTTTGAAGGGCTCCATTGCCTGCTCTAGCGCAAGCATGGATTTGATATAATTTACCACGAGTTGTTCTTTCGAAAGGTCCTCATCGGTAACTACTTCTTTTTTTGCAACAAGTCTCATAATTTCTCCTATTTTATTTCACATTGGCCACCTGCGCATGCAAGTTCACCGGTTAAATTAGTATTATCATCATACTCTAAAACTTTTGTTAAGTCAACCTCTTTTAAGGTTTTTAATAAAGTTTCGTATCTTTCTTTTGTACAGCTTTCAAATGGAGCTTGTACATAAGTATGCTCTTTATCATCATGTGGTAAAACACTTAAGCCATTATAGCTATTACGATTTTCCCACATCCAGCTGCCCACGTCATCCCACTCTTTGTCTTTAATGCTCACAGTGGCTGATACATTGTGGGTATTCTGCCCTTTTATATGGCCCTCTTTCGTCCATTCGGTGGACACCTTTTTAACACGCTCCAGCATTTCTAAGGCGCTCTCTGTTCTTAATATGGACCCTCTTGGCGCCTTTTGAGGCACGCTAATGACAGCTGTGTCATGTGGTCTAAAGTATTCATCTTCCACTAGTTCTGGGTGGCGGCGACTTAAATGAGAGTATATCGCTTCATTTTTACCAACTCTTATACGACGAATATAATATTTATCATGCCATGCATGAATTCCACTTGAAGTGCCCAAGGTTAAAGAAGTGGTGCCGGCCGGCTTAACACATGTAGTTCTAGCAGCCGGATTGATATCTATTTCTTTTGCCACTCTACGATTTTCGTCAATGACGGTTTGTACTGCGTCCTTCATGTCCAACTTTAAGACCTTACCAGAGGCAATACCAGTCATACTCACACCTATCAGTGCATCCTTTTCTGTGTTTCGGCGCCATACTTCGCGCAAATAATGAAAATCAGTATAAGATGCCTGCAGGGTTGCGATAAACGTTGCAGCTTTAACTCTCTCCTCATAGTCTTTCTGGGAGGACACGTCGCTGGCGTTGACCTCTACCAAGTTACAAAATTGATATGGTCGAAGAGCAATCTCACAACATGGGTTCGTTCCCCAATCCTTGTCGTTGGAAAAATAAAATCCCGGCTCTCCACAGCCAGAAGCTTGAACCCTCTGCCAGAGATCCTTAAAGTACCCTTTGGTAATCAAGTGCCTCATTAGCACAACAGAGTTATTAGCGCGACCTCGTTGAGGGTTTTTCTCCCACCAGTTGCCACTTTTAGCTGCAAGCATTTCTTTATCATCTGCACTGAACAAAGAAATTAAAGCGGCGCGTCGGATACCCCCAGCAAGCACTGCATCTGCGATATGACAGATAACATCATGTACCTCGATTGTCGACAGTTTGTCACCAGATTCTTTTTCCCGTAACACGCCATCAATCTTTACCAGACATTCCTTTAGGGGCTGTGGTCCGGGTGCAGTGCCTCCGGAGGTTAAAAGCTTGGCCCCTTTCGGGCGAATATCACTATAATCGAATCGAACCTTTGAACCACCTTTAAAATAACTTCTCATTAGTGCCTTCACAGCATCAGCCCAGCCCTCGATGGAGTCATTGACAAGGAACCTACGTGTCCTCTTCTCAGAAGGTTTTTGGATTTCAGGAAGTTTTTCAGTATGGTGTTTTTGCACACTAAAACCTACGCCGGTTCCACCAAGCAGCAAAAACATTGTTTCACTAAATGCACGCCAATCATCTACTGGGAGATACGCACAGTTAAATATTCTATTTGGCGCCACTTCAATTGGTTTTCCCCCGAACTGCATCGAACGCATGGAGGGAAGCACTTTTTTGTCATAAACAAAGCTATACGCAGCATCAATCTCATCTTTTAACTTTGGAAACCTTTTGACGTGCATTTTTTTATTTCTTGTGACAAGTTCTTTCCACGTCTCTCGTCTCTCCTTCTTTGGCAGATAACGAGCATATTTCATATGTACTGTTATGTCTGATAATATTTCATTGGCGATGTTTTCTTCCATATCATTTCTCCTTCTGCTTTAGCATCTGTTTGTATATTCTTTTTGCGGTATCAAGATCGCGTTGGTTTCTATTGCTTTCTTCTTCTCTCTGTATTTTACACACATCATCCTGCTCTAATACTTTAATAGAAACTGAGCCTGTGTCCATGAAGATAGAAAAGATAATCCCATCGGGGCCGTTTCTATTCTTCGCGACAAATATTCTTCCAATATTACTATTCTTATCCTTTATTGTCCTCGATAAACTAATGATGAAGTCTGCGACAAAACACTTATTGAATGCCTCCGATATAGATTCCATTGTGATCACTTCTTCATTCAAACCTTTGCGATTTGTCTGTGACGCGGTGACGAGCGGACAATTAAACTCTTGGGAAATCCCTCGAAGCTCTTCATAAATAGACTCAAGTTCGTGTCTTTTCTCTGTTGTCTTGTACGATCCGCGGAGTAGATCGCCATAATCAACTATAATCATGTCAACTTCCATTTGGTTTTGTCGAACCTTTTCCAAATGATTTTTAATAGTTACAGTTGTGGCAGACTTTGTTGGATACTCTTTAATTATAAGCTGCCCATCAACCTCTTTTATTTTCTCAAATATAGAATCTTTTTGCTCCAAAAGCTCATCTAAATTGTGTCCGGTTAGACAAGCATCATAACGTTGTGCAACGGCAGTGTCGGACAATTCTAATGTATAATGTACAACGTTTTTACCCTGTTTGAGTGCTTCGGAGCCCAGATGTACAAGAACATGTGATTTTCCTGCTCCTGTGGGCGCAATGACAACTGTTAATTCGCCGGCGCCGAGTCCGCCCTTGCTGATTTTGTCAATCTTAGACCAGCCAGTAGAAATCGGGTGGCGAGCCTTAAACTTGAACCGCTCCTCAAAATCTTTGATATAGTCGTATCCAAAGTCATTATCCATTCCGGAACGTAGTGCCTTGGTAATCAGCTTCTCAATTTCTTCGAACGAACACTGGTTTAAGAGTGGGACGGATTGCATCATGGCATCCTTTAAAACTTGTTTTTTGCAAAAATCCAAGCTTGCTGACTTAATATACTCAGTATCGGTTAATTCAGATGCGGATTGGACCCGAACAAAAAAATCTTTCACTTGTTTTTGAATTACATCGTTCTCAAGATCTAGTTCTGTATTAAATATGGAATTTAATGTTCCGTTAGCCGGATGTGTTTTGTATTTGATCTTGTAATCAAAGAGTTTTCTTGTGAACACCTGAAGATATTTTAGTTCGAAGAAGCCTGTGTCTAAAACTTCTTGCATTTGGTCACAGAATGCCCGATCCTGCACCAGTAATTTACATAAATTTTCTTGGAAATTTTTACCAAAGACGCCTAGATTTTCCATGTCACCTCGTTAAAATGTAAAGTAAGTATATTATTTCTTATTAAAGAAGTCAAGCTATTTCATAAGTCGTTATAAGGATTGAAAAAAAAGTTTTATTTAAAAACTTTATTCTTTGCTGTGTCAAATAATTTTGGAAGAAAACTCTTTTTGAGTTCAAGAAGCCTTTCGAATTTAGCTCGGCGGCGCGCATCTGTGTATAGTGCCGTTGGCTTCCTAAGTTCTCCATTAATTAATTGTTCACCGAAATCATAGAATTTTTGTTTTTGGGGAGGGGCACTTGCAAGAGAGATCGGCGTAAACATTATTACTATTAATACTATAATACACTTTTTCACTCACGTTGCCCTCTTAAATATATTTAGTCCAAGCCCAAAGTTTGCGCTCTTTAAAATAGTTTTCGTTGTTTTCATTGTTGTAAGCCTCTTGCTCAAAAGGATTTTTCCAATAGCCGAGGGCCCATGAACCGTACTTAAGGCGACCAATTAGATAAAAAAGTCCATACATCAGCCACTGAAGCACAAACAGCATTTCAATTTGCTGGTAGAAGTGGATTGTTTCATGCCGACGTAACCTATCCGTAATCTTTCCCCGGCACCACACAAACCAAGCAAAGCTAACGGCCTGTATGTTTAATGGGGAAACCTTTGACAATAGTCCGGGTACGCGGCTATCTTCAAAAACAAACGGCTTTAAAAAGTACATATTTTTTTCCTCCTGAAAATCATTTATTATTTTTCATAGTCACAGCGCAACCAACCATCATGGTCAGTGCAAAAGCTGCGGCCGCAATTTCAACAAATATCATTCTTTATTATCCCGGCATAGTCGCCTAAAATCTTGAAATAAGTCAGACCAATAATTTTCACTGATGCCATCTTCAAGCATCATGAGATCTGTCTCAGTCTTATTAAACTCATATTCAAATTCACCAATGGTCCAGTCCACGCTTTGTTTGGTCTGGATAGACAAATTCGGACTATAGAGTTGCATAAGACTATAGTTCTCTTTAATTAGTCCTTGGTTTTCTATTATAGACTGGTATGCCTTAATTTTGCTCTCTTGATTGGAACAAAACTCAATTAACTCCGACATAGTGATGTCTCTTTCTTCTTCAAAGAAAGTAAATCTTTTAGCAACTGTTTTTAGCCCAACTCCCGGAACACCTTCAAGATTATCAGATTTGTCACCGGCGATGGCACGTGCCAAAGCAAAGTTGGTTGGATGAATACCGTGCTCTTTTATAATATTGAGCTTGTTTAAAAATTTCTTTTGAATGGGACGATGAAGAATGGTATTGTCGTCTAACAATTGATAGAAATCTTTATCGCTGGATATGATAACCTTTTGATCGCCCTTAAAACAAGAATAACGAGTGATATAAGATATCAAATCATCTGCCTCAACCTCATCTGCAACTAATTGTATAACTGGGAAGTTGTTAAGATATTCAAATGTTCTGTGCATCTGCCAGATTCTGTTTTCGTTTTCCTGTTGCTCGGTTAAAACCTTTATATTGCGGTTCAAGCGAATGGGAGATCTGCCCTCTTTGTAGTTTTTATTTACCTGTTTTCTCTTCCTGCTGCCGCCTCTGCCGTCCCAGCACATAATAATTGCGTCTGGCTTGATCTCTCTTGAAAGCTTTTGTAAGGACTTAAGAAATCCAACGGTGCCTCCGATGGGGTTTCCATCTTTTGACATCGTTGGATTGACAATATATGATCTTAGAAACATATTTAATGAGTCTATGATCATAACTCTTTTGTTTGCTATGTTGTTTTTATTTTTGTTCATCGACTATATAAATGCACTTTAAAGGTTACACATTCAGAGAAAGCATGTTTATCAAGTTCTTTTTCCATAAAGTTTTTTTATCCTCATTTGAAAAACGGTCTATGGAATTAATAAAGTTTGCCTGATTGTTTGAGTATGTGTCGAAATCATCCTTAAATTCTGCGAAATCATCGAGTGGTAGGATATCCATGCTCGGGCTTGATTCACAAACTTCAGTTTCAACTTCTTCCAGAGGTCCATCAAAAATCTCTAAGAGGTTTAATTGTTCTGGATCTTTATCGGGATATCTCTGTTTAGTAGAATTCTTACATAAACTTTTAAGATCTTCCAACGACTTTTTTGTTTGCTCGTGAATAGTCTTTTTACAGTCCAACACCGGGGATTTTCCGGTTTTTCTTTCGATCATCTTCCTGATCTCTATCAATTTAACTACGCCGCCGCGAGGATTGCGAAACACCATTGATGAACCATTTACACCTTTAACATCAAGTGAAATCGTTTTATCGTATCCCGAGAAGACTAATTCGAGCCTGTGTCCGGGTTTAATGATACCCATACTGTAGAGCTGTGTTATTTGTGGCTTCCATTTTTTGCGAGCGCGCTCGGCTTCTTCTCTTGTCGGGTGAAAGCTCTTGGTTCCGGCGGGATTCAGAAAATCATACGCTTTCTTCGGGTTTTTTTGTTTTGTTTTACGAATTGAATTTACTTCTCTTTTTCTCATTTCTTTCTCCTTTATCCTTCTTCGTCATAAAAATCTGAAGCGTTGCCTGTGCGCTCGTCAAACTTTCTAATAATTTCTTCGTCCATTATCTGTAATACTCTATTTTTAAATTTACTATCCTCTAACTTATCCAACCACTTCGCAGATTGAAATTTTTCAGTAGTACCATCGTCATAAACCAACTCGTACCACGCACCAGAGCGTTTTAAAAGATCCGATGATTGAATGGCATCAAACCAGCTATCTTCGTCCTGTACGCCAACCTTGTCACCCCACAAAATTTTAAATTGGCACTGGCGTCCTTGCGAACCGAAACGAGACTTCTCTAATTTTACTTTCACAGTGTTTCCAATTCGGTAGTCCTTATCGTCATAAACGTAAGAGGCTTTTGCTTTTGGCCTAGTAAGCCAAACACGCAATGAATACGAGTAGATAAGAGTTTTTCCTCCCGGCGTCATATATGGGGTTGTAAGTGCCTCTGACGGCGAACGAGTGATGTTAGCTTTTAATTGGTTTAACACCAAAAGCGTTGACTGTGTGTTGGCAATAGAAACAAGCAACTTTGACATGCCTTTAGAAAGGATGCGCGCCTTTACCGCCATTGTTGATTGAGGGTTAAAATCCCCTTCTACGTCTGAGATGGAAGGAGTCAAAGCTAGGCTATCCCAAATGAACAGCATTCTGTTATCGTTTGATTTTAGCAACTCTTCTATCGTCTCCAAGACAAATTCAACGTTTGTTGCCTGAACATATAGAATTTTACTAGCATCGCAACCGGCACGGGTGAGGAAGGAATTATCTAATGCAGATTCAGAATCAAAATAAACAACATCGATTCCTTTCTTCTGAGCGTTGGCTGCAATTTGTGCAGCCATGTACGACTTGCCGCTTGATTCCAGTCCCGCGATTTCGGTTATTTTTCCAACAGGCACACCAGCCAGCTTGCCGCGGCAAATAATACCGTCCAGCCAACGAGAGCCGGTTGGAATCCAATCGGTTACGTTTGTAGGGTTATTTTCATCGTTAAGATCGTGGGCAACCTGCATGCCGGCTTTTTTATTAATAAGCTGCCTCATTTGTTCTATGCTGAGTTTGCCAGCTTTTACTTCTTTTCTACGAGCCATTGATTTTCTCCTTATTTCGAAATTTTAAATGCATGAAAGCAACTACGGAAGCCCTTTCTATCGAGTTTAATTATGACATTCTCTCCATAATCAGTAACCTCTAAAACATAACCTTTACTTCTTGTTAGCAGATTTGTGATATCACTGTTGTCTGAGCAAAAGGTTACATAACCGTCGCCCATGTCCTGCTTAAAGGCATTAACAGCAGTTTCACTTTCCGGTCCGCCGCCTTTGCCCTTGAATCTCTTGGCAACCTCATTAATTCTTTTATTAAAATCTGCGTCACCTTTTTTATATACTTTTTTAGATAGCTCCATTTTCACTCCTATTTGTGTTACTTTCTTCTGCTTTTATTAAACCATAAGCATCAATCATATCGTACCAATCGTTATATAATTTGTCAAGAGAAATATCAACATCTACTTTTTTAATTTCATAATTCGCACCGGGAATAGTATAGTGCTTAAAGTGCATGTGACCGCCTGTTACTTCTACGGAGCCACACGAGCATTTTCTAAAATCTTCATCAGCCCTTGAATAAATAATATCACCACAATCTTTACATTCAACTGCTCTTATTAACAATTTTTTACCCTTTCGTGTTTTGAAAATGAGACATCTGTAAACCCATGCCTCCCTGCGGTATAAAAATTAACCTAGAAGCTCATTAAAAGCCTTATCTACGCTATTTCCATTAACTGTGTCGGCGGCTGCCGGTGCGGGTTCATCCGATGAATCTTCGCTGTTCAGATAAGCAGCGAGAATATCCTCAACCTCTTGAGGGGTCTTTCGACCGGACTCAAAGACCTCTTCAAAATCTGGAACATCTTCCATCAACTCGACAACGCGGTCGGAGTCTTTGTGAAGCGGCGTTGATTTACGACGTGGCGTAATTTTGGTTTCAGGAAAAGATGCGCCTGCAGGTTTTCCGTATCCAATAACCAAATCTGTGCCTGACTCAGGATCCGTGATGTCTCCATACTCAGGATTTAAAACAAGCCCCAGAAGCGTCTCGTAGGTTCGTTTGCCGAAGCCCCAAACCTTAACCCCCTCACTTTCTTCCCCTCGCACAACTACGGGAGCAAAAAAGCGCTGGCGAGCACTAAGTTTTTTGGCAACTCGTTTAGATTCTTCACTGCCCTCTTTCCAAAGCTGCTTCACATAATTATCTAGAGGGCAATCCTCTCCAAAATTACGCTTAGGGCTCAAAAAGCCGGGTTGGTCGCCAACGTTGTAATGAAACCAATAATCACGGAAGGGATCTCCATCAGAAGAGCATACAATACGAATTGTTTGTTCTCCATCTTGGGGACGCCAAAAGCGATTTGAGTTACCATTTCCGTTGTTTTTCAATGCCACTTGTCGAGCGCGCATTTTTTCCATATCAATAGCCATAAATAATTTCTCCTTTTGTTAAAGCTACCTTAATAAATCTCTTAAGATACTAGTTTTTGTATTAACGAACTGTTACTTTCACAGTAGATGTATGATTGATCATATTGTGT